GTCGCCCTCTGGGGTAAATCCGGCAAAGTTATTGCTGCGGTTAATCAGCGGCAGGCCCAGCTCGCGCTCAAGATTTTTCAGGCGCATAGAGAGGGTTGGCTGTGTAACAAAACTGGCTTCCGCAGCCCGCCCGAAATGGCGTTCACGCTCCAGGTTACACAAGTAAATTAGTTGCTTGATATCTATATTCTTTTACCATCAATAACTTACGATTAATAATTTTAGCACCATGATTTTTTATGTACTAATCAATGTACTAAATAAAATTTCACTATGGCTTTCACGTCGCTGTTAACATCATATTATGCCTGATGCGACTTCGGTTCAAATCGTCGGCCGGAGCGGTTCATAAACGGACACTACCTCCGCCGTCACTTTCCCCAGCACGATAATGCCTTCCATGCCCTCTCCGTCGATCGTCTCACCGTCTGAGGTGATAATTCCTGTACTGAACAATCTGCCCAGTTGCGGAAACTCGCCTATCTGGAATGCTATCTTGTCGCCCGGCACTGGCTTCAGTGACTTGTCAGCCAGCACGAAACCATCCGGCGTCTCAATCAGGATCATGTTGTTGCGGTGAGGCATCAGTACATCGTTCAGGTCGATGCGCCGCTCGATGTAATCGGACGCTGGTGATGGAAATCCCATAGTTACCTCACGTATCCCATGTTGCGAAGAGACCAGGTCTTATTCTCGGCCTCCTCGGTAACCAGCTCGAAGAAGAAATTCTGGTAACGCCGAATCCACCGGTTGCACTCCTGCAGCGTCCACACGTGATTAACGTCGTCCAGCCGCTTCTGGAAAGCCGCAGTGGTGACAATCTGACGCCCCCTGCCATCTGTTGTTATCGCGCCAGTGAACGCCGCGTGGATGTCAATTTCTCTCGCCATGATAAATCCTCCTCTGATAAATACTGTATGGATAAACAGTAATATCGATCGGTAGATTTGATCAAGGCAGAGCGGCGCATAGATTTGTAAAGGGGTTGATGGGGAAGGGTTTTTAGTTGGCGCTTGCGGTGATGGGTGACTAATCTCAAATTTCACCCGCAGCCCGCTGAGACTGGCGCGGTACACTCTGCCCCGTCGCCGGGGCTTTTTTATGCATCTAGGCCGTCTATCGCTTTCATTCGATTCTGCAGCTCTGCAATAACCGCGTCCTGCTTTTCAACCTTATCCATCAAAGCCAAAATAGCCTCATGATGCAGCGCGGCAGCTATATCGCCAGGTGAAAGCGCCAGTGGATCAGTGATGACCTCGCCATTTACTTTAAGGCTGCCTTCCGGCGGGTGTGATATTGCGCCGGGGAATACCTTTTGTATTTCCTGAGCAATAAACCCTATACCGAACGCCCCTTTAGCCTGGTCATCTTTTCGGGTCCATGTGCAACCTGAAATCTGCCTCATTTTTTCCAGCGGCGCTGATATCCTTTCAATATTATCTTTCACGCGCCTGTCTGACGCCTGCTGCCATGCTGTAGGCGCATAGCCAACGCCACTGTTGTAGTCTAAATACCAGTCCTTATATGACGTATCCTGCCAGACGCGCATAAATCCATAGCGCTGACCACCAGACGCCAGTTGCACAAACATCTGAAACTGGGAGTTAGTGGTTCCGTTTGTTTGCTGTACGGTGGAGGCGAGAGTTCCGCCCTGGGTACCAGTGTTATTGGTAACGGTTTTGGCAAAAAGAGAACCAGTAATCCCGCCGCCAGTTTTTCCATCTACCGAATTAAACCTACCGTCGTTTCCTGCGGCAAGGGTGCCAGACGTTGTCCCGGTATTTTTAAAAGCGGCATCGCCAAGGCCAAGCCATGTCATTACGCCGGAAAGTGTTTTTTGCCCCGTCCCGCCATGCGATACCTCGACCACGTCATTAACCAGGTTGGCTTTGTTATTCAGGGATTTTGCTATGCCACCCCATGCAGGCCCGGACCATGAAGTGCCATCCGGCAGGTTAACAGTAACATTCCCTGTGCCGGTGAATATCCCCTGCCAGTTAGCCTTGTCCAGATTGAAACCACGCACAGCATAAGTCACCTGCGCAGCCAGCTGGGCGGTGATTGCCGTCATTGTGCCAAAGGGTACGGGTGTCCATGCTAACCCGGATGCTGCCGGTCCGGCATAAGCCTGAGCAAGGGTGAGGGCCGTATTTGAATCTACCGACTTAATACCCAGCGTATAAGCAACCCCACCCACGACAGCTACTACGAAATCGTTAGCTTTAAGCTCTGTTGTAAATGATGTCCCGGTGCCGGTGACCGCGGTTGAATTATTAGTTAGTGCAATAGTGCCTGCTGGCATAGCTTTCTCCGGGCAATAAAAAACCCGGCGCGTCGGCCGGGTTCATTGATTTGAGTTATTTACTATTTTTCGCAGGTGCTATGGGTGAAGTTTGATTTAGAAACCCACTTCCATCCAAAAGGATTTCCCGCGTAATATTTAGTCTGATTTGCTACCGTCTTAACATCATAGATAGGCACCGCTACATCCTGCCCGCCAATTCTGGCGTTTGCAGAGCATTTTACAGGGGGAAGCGTCTGGCATCCGGCGAGTAACATTACAGCTACCACTAAGAGTGTATTTTTCATTTCATCATCCTTGTCTGTTTCATTCCCTTATACCTGCGCCATAAGATATCATCAACCTTATTTATCAATCATGAAGATCGAAAATCTTAATACCTCTGAACATTTACAGCTACTAGGCGGTTTCGGTAGTTGGTAAGGGTGCCGGTGCCTCCGCCACCTGTATTAAGGTTCCCAATATAGCCGCTGGTGATTTGGGTCGTGCTGCCGTTGAATCTTGCACTGCTTGCAAACTGAGCCACTACAGGATAAACCTGCCCCCCCTGGCTTACCGTTCCGGTATAATTTCCAGTATAGGCTGGAGCTACAGCCCACTCACCGGTTAGCGTGAAGTTGGCGTTAAATCCTGAGCCCGTATCTGATCCTTCATCGCCCAACTTCTGCGCGTCTCGAAGAACTTTCGTTTCATTTGTAAGAATGCACCTGCCCTGAGCGTCATTAATCTGAATTCCCCAGGCGGGCACTGGCTGAAACTGATACCCGAAAATATAAACATTGACCGTTCTTGCTGGGCCAGCGCACCTTAAGCTCCATAACCCACCAGATAGCTCCAGCGCTTCGCACGTGTTTAGATTGCTACCTTGAGCGCCATTGCTGTTAGCAAAAATAAATCTGATTGCTCCATCATTGCTGAATAGGTTTATTACTGCGCCGCTTCCTGATGCTTGTGGAACATTCAGCACGCGCTTTTCTAGCAGGGTGAGAGGCATCGTGTCGCCAATATAAAAAGGCACCCCAGCAGCATCTGTCAGAATCGCTCCGTATGCCATATCACCTCACGAATACCAGAATATTGCCGGGTACATTAGGAAAGGTACCAGTCGAAAAGTCCGAGCTTGATACCTGAGTGACAACCATATTGGCTCCGCTTGCATATATTCTCTTCCTGCCATTTCCACTCCTATCCCCGCTGGGCTGAAAGAGATAATCCAGGGAGTAGCCTGAGGGCAGTGAAAATGCCTGGGTATAATTGCTGGTTGCGTCAATCGACATGACGCCGATAGCATTAATCTTAACGAGTCCGGTATTGTTATCGACGCCATTGGCATCCCACGTTCCAAAACCATATGCCATTAGCTTAATTTCCCCATTCTTACGCGAAGAACCCCGCTGCCGTCATAGACGCTTATCTGGTTATTGCTTTGCACCATTCTGCCTTGCCCAGACTCGCTTCCGTTTAATTCGAAGCTTCCATCGGAGCGCATGATCGTGCCTGTCTGGCCGGCGACGTAATTAGACGAATACCATGAGCCAACCTTGGCAAGCGTAATCGATGCATAGTTGATAAACGCGTCGTTGATAAATATCTGACCGTTTACCGCAGCAAACGCCATCTGGTAATTCCCCGGATCGCTGCCGGTATAGATACCAAACTGGTCAGCATTGAATGCCAGGGTAGACTTATATGCGCCGCCTGAAGGCTCAATGCCAATAGCCATTCCCGCACCGTAATACTGACCGCCTCGATTAATGCCGACGCGCAAGGTGTAAGAGGCTTTAGCTACGCCGTTATCAGTAACCGTTGCTGTCAGCTTCTCATTCACCGCAGCACTTAACTCTCCGTACTGAGCCTGAACCTGCGTCTCAAGTTGAGCCATAGCCTGTGAAACGTCAGCTACCGTTGTGCGGATAGTGATGATGTCAGCTCTGACCTCACCAAACTGGCGGAACTGGTGGTCTACAGATGCATCGCTGTTTAAGGCGTTCTGCAGCATCCCTTCTATGTTGTTATCAATCTGTCCAGACAGGTTTTCAAATGCATCTGAATTCCTGATGGCTTCATCAATATACTCAAGCATCCCCGGAATATCTGAAGACGCCTGACCCGATACCTGCACGAAAGGCGAGACGCCAAATGCGTTTTTGGTCCTGACGTACATGTAGTAAGTATGGTCAGCCTTAAGGCCATGCAGCGTCCACTGCGAAGCCCTGCCTAAGAACTGAGCCTCAGTCTCGACTGCACCAATAGAGCTTGCCGGAACCTCTCCTGTGTACCAGAACTCGAAAGATGTGTCGGTTGTTGCTGATACGCTCATTACCGGAACGATGTCTGCGGAGAAGATGCCAGGCGTCCACTGAATGAAAGAAGGGGCTGATGGAGCGCCAATCACCAGGCTGACCTGCGTCTCCGCCCCCTTCATCCCGTTCTCATTTCGTCCGCGCACGCCAAGCGAGTAGCTGCCAGCTTGCAGGCCGTAAAAGTCATAGCGGAACTGGTCAGTTTCGTACTGCGCCACCACCTTTCCATCCATACTGTAGACATACAGTTCGAAGACAATCTTCTTGGTAAGCGTTGCAGTCTCCCACGTTGCCGATACCTGAATGGTCTCGCTGTTGACGTTGATGATCCGCAAGTTTTCAATGTTCGGCACACGATAACCATTGAGCGTGTCGCCGGGCGTATCGAATACCGCGCCGTCATCAACTACGGCTTGCTTATTAGGGTCGTACAGCGTTGCTGAGATGGAATAAACGGAGTTATTCTCCTCTTCGGAAATGCCCATGATGCGGAACAGACGCGGCGCGACTTCGTCAGTAGAAATAACAAAAACGGTGCCATCACGAACCCAAGCCGGAGCAGTCTTGAGGCGAATAACGCGACCCGTGACGCTGGCGATTTCGTACTTGATGAATTTACCAGTTGAGCCCATGACCGACATTTTATCGCCGCTGCCGGCCAACTCCGAAACATCAGCATCCACCGTTATTGAAGTGCCGCTGTGCGAGATAATGCGCCCGCCGAGACGTGTGGCTGCATAGTTATTATCCAGCACCTCCACCACGTCGCCGGGGATGAAGCGAATAGCCTCACGCGCCATCTTGAAGGTGGTCTTCTTGGTTTCGCGCTTGGCGGTCTCAATTAACCATTTTCCCGTGCGGAATGCCTGGCCGCGTGACGTGCAACCAAAAGCCTCCATAGTGGTTTCGTTGTAGCCGTAGCGGTCAATCAGTCCATCGTCAGAAACGTATTCCTTAACCTGAGACCAGCCGTTGCTAGGGTCAGTCCACGAGACGATCACAGCGTTATATCGCTCCGAACGCTTCATAGAGCTGTAGGTGAACAACCCGTCCACTACGTTCGCGTTGGTGATTGATGCGATAGGGTCTTGCGGGTTGTCCAACATCACCGAGAAGCGCATGCCATCCCACAGGGCGATGCCACGGAACATGCCAGCAATATCGTCCAGCAGGTCGCGCGCGCTTTTCTGCTCGGTGATGTAGGCATTGAGCGTGAATCGTGGCTCTTTGCCGCCAAAGCCATCATCGACAAGCTGATCGCAAAACTGCGAAAGCACGTACAGGCTGCCATCATCGACATCAACATAGCCAGCACGACGTGCCAGACCGTAGCGAGCGTTCTTCACCAGCGCACGGAACAGCCAGGCGGGATTGTTCGTCCATGCTGATTTGAATCCACCGGTCCAGATTCCGGTATACGTACGGGCTATCGGATCATAGTTATCCGGAACATCTACAATCAGCCCGCGCAGATGATAGGTGCGCGAAGGGGTGTCTGTGTACTGATCCCGGTCAACCACGCAGCCAGCCACGGCAGCATAAGGATATGACAGGTTATCGTCAGTGATTTCGGTGAAACTGTTCCAGATGGTCCCGTTGTTCAGCAGGTCGCTTGAACTGTCAGCTGTTACTCGGCGTAGGCGGATATCAAACGGCTTCGTTTCTGGCGCATCAAACAGATGAGCTTCGAGATATTCGCCAGACTGCTTACCGGTGATCGTTACTGTCTTCTGGATTTGCCATGCCCCGGCACTACCCGACCGTGTTTCGATAACCATCGTCACAGAGGTTTCATGCTGATTGCCTTTGGTGTCCTGCTCGACAAGGCTGGAAACACCAATATTCATGCGCACGCGATCAACATCAGTGTCGGTTACTGTGCGCACCAGCGGTGTCGCCTGAGTCACGTCGGTGTTAACGACCGTTGTGGCCTCGATGGTATTGAAGCCATTAATTGGCGTCTGGGTCGCCGTTCCGGGACGCCATGCGACACTAACACCATTAATCGTCGTGCCGCCGAGGGAATCGGTGACCGGGGTCTTATTCAGCATGAACGAGGAAAGGTGCTGCTGGTCTACTGGACCATAAATTGGCCCCTCACTGATGAGGTCGAGAACGCGGAGGAATTGCTTCGATTTGAGGTTGTCGTCGATTAATTTTGGAGTGCTGCCACCACCGCCGCCTGAGCCCATGCTTTCACCTTAACTAATTGAGATATTCCAGTCTTGGTTGTTCGATGTGTCGATGCCAAGGCTGATTACATTTGAACCAACAACCATCTCACCCAAAAGCAGCGGCACCGGCCTGCCCTGCCCAATGCGGTTCTCCGCGCTGGTGAATGAGTTGTTGGTGATGGAGTTGGTGTCTTGATCCGCTGATGAGCTCGTTTTCATGTGCGAGGTCATATAGAGCGAATAGGCAACTGAAGCGACAGTGACTGCGACCATAATCCACACGGCCGCAACCGCCGAAATCGAACCTTCGACGACCGGCACGAACAGCACTGTGGCACCGTCTTTGATGTGCCGGTTCATGTGGAATTCGAGGTTGTCACCAGAGATATCGCTGCCATCGATGCGCAAGCGCAGTCGGGTCTGATAGAAGTCGCGCTTGAATGCGGGGCACTGAGCCAGCAACAGGCGCAACCCCTGCGAGGGTGTATCGACGTTTAAAGTGATTTGGCGGAAATGTCGTCGTAAATTCCCCGCAAATCTAAAGATGAGCATTGTTCATGCCTCCAGATGGAGTGGATCAGAGGTACGTGAATCTGGCGAAGCGGTTCGCGGCGACTAAGTCTGCCGTGCACTTCGTGATGCAAGACGATATTGTCACCAAGCCAGACCATCGCGTGGCACGGGTCGCATTCGGGGAAGGCGCGGCGGATAATCACATCTCCTGGCTGAATAGCTTCGAAGCCAATTTCGTGAAATCCGTTGGATGCCATGTTCTGCAGGTAGAGGTTTTCACCGCGCACCCACCAACCGTTGGTTCTTTCGAAATCCGGCAAATCAATGCCGCACAGGTGGTATGAGTCCCGAAACAACGTGTAGCAGTCCGTCACGCCATGTTCGAACCGGCGGCCCAGCAGGTGGGACACAGGCCGGAATTTGCGTAGCTCTCCACCGCTTGCCAGCCACCAGTCGATACCGGTTGCCAGTTGTGCAATGCGATCGGCAGCGGAAAGCACAAGTTTTCGCGTAGGGTGAGAATGAAAAACGGCGGTGATTTCTCCCGCCGCTTCTGCTTCAAGCCAGTCATTTTCGCCTATCCGGAAGTTTCGCCCCGGTTCGGGATGTTCGTTTTCACACCGCCATAAACGGCCACCTTCAATAATAAGACCGCACACCTCGTTTGCTGACTCTGCGGCATATGCCAGGCATTCAGATTCAATCATCAGGACACCTTAGCTGAGCCAGGGTAACCGCCGTATGGCAGCGCACTTGGCTTAGCGAAACGAAGACGGCAGCCGCTGCGATGCTTGGAGCATTTATCGCGCGCCATGTCTGATGTTGGATTGTCTTTCTCGTCAGCAACCGGCCCGCCTGAATAGCCACAGCCGTCGCCGCGATAAACCCACTGACATACGTCAGCCAGAATCGTTCTGGCCGGGATAATGGCATTGTCGCAATCGACTGGTGTGGCAAGGTTGTATGTAACGGTCTCGAAGGTCTCTTCCGCCATTTCCTCAATAACGTATCGCGACACGGCTTCCATCGTAGGATCTGCATTTGAGTTTCCATTCGGGAAATTAACCACATCGAGATGCTTAACCAGCACCTGCCGGCGCGTTACAACCGCACCCAGCGCATCCTCGAAATCGTGGTTGATGCCGGTTATCAGCCCGGTGATGTTTGCCACCTTCATCGTCGGGCGAGAATAGGTGCCCTCTGACTTGGTTTCGAATCCTTCAACGGCTATAGGATACGCCGAGTAAGCGCGACCCTGCCAGATGACATCGTTGAAATAACCGTTGGTTCCAGAGTGGAAACGGAGAACGTCGCCGCCGAATGCCTGCAAATCCACTTCGTAAAGGTCGAGCATTGCACCAACACCGGCGTCAACACTCTCGATGATGAGTTCTGCTGGTATGTCTCTCATCGCGGCACCTGCTCAAAAGTTGCTGTCAGCTGGCTCAGGCTTCCCGTTTTTTGTAGTGACCACGACCTGCACACATACAGCCCTTGCACACCGGTATCGGATGGCGTCCAGTAAAATGACTCTACCGCCATACGTGCCTTCAGGAATGCATCAGCAGCTTTAGCCGTATTTGGGCGGCTGCACTTCGAATCGTCGCGCCCAATAAACGTCAGCGAGTATTTTCCCATCAATGGGTTGATGCCCTTAACCTGACGCTGTTCATAGCCATCGCCCAGTTTTACTACCGCTACATCAGGCGTACGGTCGCCCGTGAAGCCCTTTTGAGGGCTCCATGTAAAAGTTTCTGGCATGGGTTATCTACCTTTTACTGAGTAATCCTGAAGGGCGCTGCTGGTCTTTGATGGTGCGAATGGCAACAGTCTGCATCATCTGCGCCATCTGCTTCTGCGTAGCTTCGTCAACGCCGCCAGTGGTTTGAATGTCGAAGTTGAAATTCATCACAAGCCCACCACTGGCTCCGCCCCCACCGCCAATATCCCGGTTGCTGATTACCGATCCATTGTCGCCGGGGATCATGTACTGGCTGCCATTGCTGGCTTTGAAGATTTCAGGCTTACCGCCCTCACCTACCCGATACATGCTGCTGGCGTTGACAGGGCCGCCGTGCTCGCGAGCGCCGCTCATTGATATGCTTCCAATACTTGAGAGCAGAGAACCGCCAGCTGCAGCAATAGCTGCATAGTTTGCGAACTTCTGTGACGTTGTTAGGGCTGTTGGATCAGCGAGGGCCTGAGATATAGCTAGTTGAAGGTTTAATGCTGCCTGAGCGACGGCAAAGCCTTTACTTAATGCAAACATGGCCTGATAAGCGCCGCTGCTCTTTCCAGCTGCCCCTGCGGCTAAGTTAGCCAGCCCGTCAAAGCCCTGCGAAACAGAACCGATAATGGATGAGATTGCCTGAGACTGCATATTGGCTTCGTTTTCGGCTATCTGCTGACGAGCATTGGCGGCCTGACGCTGAATAGCTGTTTTCGCATCTTCGTAGAGTTGCGCGTTCTGCACATCCAGTGCCTGATACTTGGCTAGAGCCTCAAGCTTCTGTTGCTCCTGCAGGTCAATCTGAGCGGTGGGGTTTTCTACTGCACCCGAAACTGCATCCGGCATAACCTGAGAGGCGGCAATCTCTTGATTGGCAAATTTCCGACCTTGCTCGGACTGTGCCAAATTTCTAACGGCCTTAGCGGAGTCATACGTCTTAGCGGCATATTCGCCTGCTAAACGAATCTGATCCTCTGTGGCTGCTTTACCGAGTGATTGTTGCGCTTGAAGAATTGCTTGTTCCCTAGAAAGCTCGCTCGTAGAGGACGCTGTTAACTCTGATTTTTGACGTAAAGCCTCCAATCTATCAGCAACTGATTGTTGTTCATTCGCCAACTTTTTGGCAGCACTATTTGCCGGCTTGTTAGCCTTATCTTGCGCATCGGATATCTTCTGGCTTAAGACAGCATCTGCTTTCGCATAGGTCTGTTTATCGACCAGTTTCTTTTCGTAATTGGCTTTTAACTGGTTGCGTTGCGTTTGTAACTTCTCTACCTCTGACTGCCCGGAACTGATGATCGCCTGCGCTGAACTTGCTGCTGACCTTGCCGCCAGATTCTTAATGTAATCAGGGGTATCCTGCCCTGCTGATTGACCTGATGTTACAGACTGAACCTCTTTGGCAGTTTGCTTAGAAAGATTGAGAATTCTTTGTTCGCCTTTCAGTCGATCTACTGTGGCTTGGGCTAAGTCGACCGCATCTTTTACCCCTGACTTCCTTGCTAAATTAAGGGAATTTTCAGCAACTTTAAGATTATCTGTATTCTTAATAATTTTCTGATCGATTTGATCTATTGCTGATGCATTACCAGTAACAAGATTAATCGTTAGCGCCGCGCCATCGAGCAATTTAGCGAAGTACTTTGTTGCGCCAATTTTCTGGTCGACTTGAGCAGCGGCCATACCCAGACTATTCACTAAAGCATTGCTAGCCTGAGCTACCGTCCTCGGCATATCTTCAAACTTTTTGTTAACATCATCGGTCTGCTTGTATATCGCCTCAAGCACCGACCCAATATCCAATTTCCCTGCAAGCATCTGCTGGCGAAGCTGGTCAAAAGGAATTCCCATCCCATCTGCAATCTGACGGCCTAACTCCGGCATTTGCTCAATAATGGAGTTAAATTCTTCTGCCTGAACACGTCCGGAGGCCATAGACTGCATGAACTGGCGTAAGGCGTTGTTCATCTCCTCCTGAGAGGACCCGCCAATTGTCCCTATCTTTTGAAGTGTGCTGACAAGCCTTTGTACATCTCCTGATGTTGCGCCAACACTCTTCAGCGTGGCGCTCATCTGGGTAAAAAGATTCACCGTCTCTTTGAGGTCAGATCCATTGCGAGCAGAGATTGCCAGCAAAGCCCGAAAGTTTGCTTCACCCTCTGCGGCATTTTTAGAAGCCATCGCCACACGTGTTGCAAGCAGTTCAAACTGTTGAGCGGTGTCCACAATTTTCATGGCAGCCTGGACAGTAATGTAAGCCTTTACTGCCGATGCAAGGCTAGTAAACCCACCACCCAGGCTATCGGTTTTCTTCTCCAGTCTATCGAGGCTGCCGCCTGCTTTATCTGCTGAGCCGCTCATTTTGTCTAAGCGTGAATTAACTTCTCGTTGAGCCTCAATCAGCTTTGCGACCTCTAACTCAACTTCATAGACAATATTTCCTAGCTGCTTATCTCCTGCCATCACTATCTCCTAGCATAAAAAAACCCGCACGGCGGCGGGTGTCTTTTTTATTTATCTTTAATCGTGTCAGGTAATATCATGACCGCAGAATCGGCATACTATTGCTTCTTTTTTTATATCTTCTGCACAGTAAGGGCATTTCTTTGTTTCTGCTTGAGTGGCTTCTGCCAATCGGTGGCTTGGTTCTTCTGCTGAATTAGTAAAAGACCACACCAATGCTGCAATCCACCCAAGCGCAGTCCACCCCAGCACTACCGTTAAGACCCATATTGCCGTTGAATTTTTATGACCTCTACCACTAGCGATTATCCCAGGTAAAAGATAAAAAATTAACCCTAAAACAAAAACTATCATTTCTCCCATCAGTCAGCCCATCCCTCTGATTTGCGCTTAGACTCAATTAGCTCAAGTGTATCAAAATCCTTTTGCTTTCGAAGGATAATTGCGTACTGCCGGTACCCATGATGTGCGGGGAGTTCAAATGGCCATATGTGTGTAGCCATACCATTCTTCCGCTTGATGGCATTGAGCTCTTCCCATTTGGCTTCATGCTGCCTTTTCATGGCTTCGGAATTTAGAGGTGCCAGTGCTATTTGTTGCTTGCACAGTTCTATAGCCTTTTTCAAGTTGCTGCCTTCGGCTCGCAATTTGTAATGCTTCTTAATCTTGTCCTGCAAGCCGAAATGGAGCTGGATGATCTTCTCATCGCTTAGATGTCGCAGCCCATCAATCCACTCCTCCTCTGCCATATCCCTATCCCCCAAAGTAAACGATGGGATAAATCCTAGCCGGGATGGGTCGCAATGGAAAGCAACAAAGCTATTGAGATGGTGTCATGACGCCTTCGCCAGCCTCTTCGCCTTTTTAGCAAGGTAGTCATCTGCAACCTGATCGTACTCTTCTCGAGTGAATCCCTTCTGGTCAGGGTATTTAGCTGCAAGCATGTGCTGAAACTCGGTCATCGTTAGTTGCTCGGCCTCAGAACGCGTCATGCTGAAATGATTGCGGGCCGCGCTGACGTAGTCAAATGCATTAAACTCTGTCGTCGCCTTACCACTTTCATGGCGCTGTAGCTGGCGAACCTTTGCTTTACCGATGATGCCGTGAGTTATTAGTGACTGCGCGATTAGCAGCATCTCAAAGTCACCCATCAGGCCCATCCGCCGCTTAAATGCCCTGCCCTTCGCTCTGGCCGGGCGGAGCTCGCCGATAAGATCTGACAAATCAACTTCACAGCATGCCTGCATCACAGTCATGGCAGCCATAAGCGCTCGCTTGCCGTAATTGCAGCTGCGGATGTGCTCGATTAGCCAGGCGGGAACGTGTCCATACGCGTCAGTTGCTCGCTCTATTAGTGGTGTCAGCTCATCGTGGTGCAGATCGGCGAAGGTCTGAACAATCTCCTGCGGCTCACCGATTCGGCTCATTGCTGCAAATGACGGGCGGAAAAAATATTCATCTTCACCGGCTGTGATGAGGCACTCACCAATCTCTTTATACGGCGTCATGTGGTCTCCATAATCATTATCAATGGGCCGAAGAAGCCAGCCCATTTGGAATGGTTACGAAGCAGTAACCGTTACAGTTGTGGTACCTGTGAAATTGCCGTCGTTCGACTTGAAGGTGATCGTCGCGGTGCCCGCGCCCACACCAGTAACCAGGCCGGTGCTGCTGACGGTTGCTTTCGTAGCATCTGATGTTGTCCATGTGCCGGACTTGTCAGTTGCATCAGCCGGTAACACCGTGCCGGTCAGCTGGCGAGTTGCGCCAACTACGACTGAGGTAGTGGCTGGAGTCACGGTAACGCCTGTAGCAGGAACGCTGTCATCGGTATCGACCACCTGGATGGTGTCGGCTGCCGCCACCTTAAACTCGGTGGAAAAGGTGATGATGTCGTTTGTGCCGCCGTCAGAACTCAGTGCGTTGATCAGCATGTAGCCAATGAACGTAACCGGTCCGAATTCCATACGAACCCACAGAGTGGGCTGGCGCGCCGCCTGAATTTCAGTGTTGAAATACTTAATCAGGCGACCAACACCATACTGGTCGAGCTTATCGTTACGGCGCACCTCTCCCTCAAATGAGATAGTGAAGTCAGCGTTTGTAACGATGTTCTCTACATAGCCTTTGGTGTCATCGGCATCTGAAGTCACGCTGTTAGGCGAGAAGTCGAAGCCTTTACTGGTGCCTGCTGCCAGAGCCTTCCATTCTGACTCCTGCGGTACTGTATCGGCGCAACCATCAGCTACTTCGAGCACAATGGCGCGGCCAAACAACTTTGTGTTGTCCGTTGGGCAATTTGCTGCCATGGGTAATTCCTCTTTTGATTAACTTTCGCCGTAAGAACAGGCAAATTGCAGGCGCCAGACCATACGCCCCTCTGCCGTGGGGATTGGTGATGGTATGCCACCCATATTGGTGATTTGGCCGACGCAGGGGTCGCTGATAGGGTTTTGCTGCACGTAGTCGATGATGGCCTGCACGTCAGACTCTGACTTTGCGTAGTCGCCTGCAGACTTGCCGGTAATCAGGTCAACAAGAACGTAATGGTCGGAGCCGATATCTCTGTCAACCGGAGAGCCACCGTTAGGCCGGAACACGATGAACCGCTGCTTCAGGTCACCTGTATCAGTCCAGATGAGGGACTGAACCGTGTATCCGGAAGTCAGCCCGGCACCGATAAGAAGATTTTTAACGCGCTGATGCATCGGAGGATTCACAAGCTCATCTCCTTTTTAATGGTGCGGTCAATGAGATCGCGAGTATCCTCGAAGCCTTTGGTCAAAAACTCCTTCTGGGCTGTCGCCCTTCGGAATGTCTGCGGCACATTCGGATCGTGAACATAAACCGCATAGTTAGCCGAGTAGCCAACCCGCCCGGTTAGACGCGCGCCTTTGATGTCGAGCTCTCGATACTGGCTGTTGATGAGCGTGGATGTATCGATAGGCGTGTACAGCGCAGCCTGCGATGAACCGATGATTAATGCGCTTTGAATGGCCCTGACAGCCTTCCTGCCCTGAATGTCGCCAATCAGTGCGTTGAGGTTCTGCTGAGCCTGTCGTATACCGCGGGCTTTTACTCCCATATCAGGCTCCTGTCAGAATTGCGTAATCATCAGTCAGCCGCTCAAAGGTGTCTGCATAACGAATTGCCTGCATCACCTCATCAGCGCCCGCCGCGATTGGGTCAGGATTGATCGAAGCACCAATCAGGATGTAATCACCAGTATCTGCCAGTGCGTACTCCGTCCATATGGTGTTCTTTACAACCTTCTCACCGCCAATAGCTCCTAACCGCTTGCTCAGGCCGCCCTGATAATCGCAGGCAATCACCAGTGGTTCAGACCAGCCAAGAGGATCGCCATACTCATCCAGCCCCAAAGGCTTCCAGATGGTCGCCTGAGCCGTATATGACCAACTGGCTAAAGATGACATGTCATTCCCTCCAGCTGATTACAGTGGGCTTTTCAGCAGCGATGCGAGGGCAATTAATCCGCCACTCTCCGGCTGCATTAACGTAAGCAGTCGTCTCCTTCCCGCTATCCGTTTTCACCCATACGCGGCTAAATGGCTTAGGCAGGCGCTGATTAACGCATACCGTAGCCATCAGCAGCCTCCCACGACGTCGAAGAACCCAACACTGCTGCCTACATCAATCGGCAGTGATGACGTACAGCCAGACGTATCCAGCGCGGCAAGAGTGTTGCGCATAGTCTTCACATCACCGCTGTAATCGAATGACCGGGACGCCCCTGAAGGCGCTGACTGTGACTTAATGCGCTGGCTTGAAGCAGTGATAGCCATCAACGTCACGGCGTACACCTGAATAAGCATCAGATCGCATTCATCGTAGCCAGCCGCCTCCAGGCACATGCTGATACTGCCTAGCTTGCACAGATAGGCATCAATCATGAAGTCCGGGACGGAGTAACCCAGCGCAGATAACTGCTGTTTAACCTGCGCCGCCGTTATCTGCACTGCCATGGTTACTTATCCTTTTTGATTGCGGCCGCCAGCGCCGCTTCGGCTTCGTCAGCACGTTTGGTTTCTGCTTCCAGAGCAGATGCGTGCTCTTTCTCTTTGCTTACAGCGGCATCCTGCAGTTGTTTGACCTGCTCCAGCGCGTCATCGAGTTTCGATTGCAGCACCGATGAATCAGTGCTTACAGGTGCAGACGGTGTAGCCACTTCGAAGGTCAGCTTCTCGCCTTTCTTCTCGGTGGCCTTTTCGGCTTTACCCTGTGCGAGCCACTTTTCAGCGACCGTATCCTCTACGTCATAAACCTGACCAGCCTCCAGTTTCTGGAAGCCGGCACCGGCAAAGAGGTTTGAAACCAGTACCTTTACGAGTGCCATGTTTTTTCCTTAGCTCGAAGCGTGAATGACAGAGTACTTGTTGTTGATGTCCTGCTTAACCATCAGGCCCATCGCACCCCATGTGCGCCAGATATAATCGCTGTTGTAGAACGGGCGCGGGTCGGCGACGGTGCCGATAGCCTGTCCGACGATCGGAGCAATGACACCTGCAGTCAGTGGCACAATCAGGATTTCGTTACCTGACAACTGCGCATCTTCTTTGATGGCCGCAATACCAGACAGCTTCAGAATCTCTTCCATCACGGTGCGGGTTGCGTTCACGTCGAAGTAACGCTCAAGGTTCGACATGATCTCTGCCGACACGTACCACGTCTGCGGTGCGTACTGGCTGTTGGTCACGCGGACCACATCACGCAGGGCGATCGCATTGGTGCGCAGAGCTACCGGATCGGTGCTGGTTGCGAAGTTAAAGGTCAGAGTTACCTGAGCAACGCGCTCGTCTGCCTTCAGGCCTTTCCAGGTCAGGCCGTCAAACTTAACGTAGTTGCCTTCTGGATCGCGGAAGCCGTTGAACATGTAGTCAACGTATTGACGCTGCACATCTTCAACAGAGCCGCTTTGCGCATCAGCCTGAGACTGGAGTGCTGACGGGCTGTTGAAGATTGGGTCACGCCAGGTGAACTTGAAGCCTGAGTCATGCACCGGAACCATGGTGCCGTCAAAGGTGTAGCTCTTCGCATCCAGCGCCGCGCCAATCTGACCGGACATAGACGTGTGCGCCCAGCCACGGCCACCGGTACGTGCGTAATCGTAGCGAGACTGTTCAATGCGCACTGAGCGAGACAGCGGCATCAGGTCATTCAGCAGAGTGAACTGAGTGGTTGGCTCGAACTGAGCCAGAACGGTGGTATCGAAAGCGCGATACAGGCGACGGATATCGTCAACAGCATTGACGGCATCCAGCCGGCCGGCATCTTCACGAATGCCACGCACGCGACCGAGGAAATCGGCAGCAGCCTGAGCGCCCGCATTACGCGCCATTTGCAGTTCGGCAAACTGAGACTGGTTAACCTCAAGGTTTCCAGTGCGCTCGCCCAGAGAACGGGAAAATACAAACATTCAGGTGCTCCTTACTTGATCACAACGCGCAGCAGGTCACCTGCAGCGGCGGTATAGGCTTTGTCTTCTTCTACAAAGCAGCGAATGGACTCGTCAGCGGCTTGCGCTTTAACCTGCCCATTAGCGATTGAAAGCGGCTGACCTTTTTTGTAGGTGCCGGCCGCCGCGCGTACGTTCAGGAACATGCCCTGCATTGGCTGGATACCCACGACCAGTTCACCTGCAGGAATGCTGTCATCAACAGTCAGGCAGCGCAGGTAGTCGTAGTTGGAGACATAAAGAATCGCTTCTTCATTACCATCAACCGATGCAGTGAATTTGCCCGCATCAAAGAAGCCGATAGTGCCAGGCTTGGTATCTGCTGCCGCTGCACCTTCACGATTCAGGAGCGGGTTAGGGAATACACCGCCCGCGTGAATTACATGCTTTCCATCTTTAGCCATCATTTACTCCGGCATTTCGCTGAGGGTTTTATCTGAGTTGACCTGACGGAAAGAACCGTTAAGGCCGGTAGTGGTCTGGCACTGTGCATACAGGCCATCCAGAGCAGCACCATCGAGGGCGTTAACGGCCACATCGTCCAGGCCAAACTTCGCTTTCACGGCAGTGCGCTTTTCGCCCTTTTCTTTATCGGCGTTAACCGCCAGGCCGCTTTCAATGGTGGTCAGTTTGTCGGCAAACGGCTTGAACCATGCCGGGGCTTGTTCGCTGTTCGTTGCCGTCTCTTTGGCTTTCTTATCAGCCTCTTCTTTCTCTTTCTTGGCCTTTTCATCGGCTTCGGCTTTCGCTTTAGCGTCATCAGCTGCCATCTGGTTGTAAGCGTCCATCAGCTCAGCATCGGACTTACCTTCAACGTCGATGCCTTTCGCTTTCAGCGCATTGGTGATGAGTTCTTTCATCGGGTTTGCTTCCTCTTTGACGGAATTGCTGTTG